CCGGCGGGCAAAGACAAGGGGTTCAGCAGCTCGCGCGATCGGTGAATCTTAAAACGCAGCGCACAGATCGCGGGTTGATTGTGCCCGCCCGGTGCGCTAGCGTCCGCCCCACGAACACGGACACGGGCAGGACCTGCCCCCCGATGACACGGTGAAAGCACCGCGGTAAGCCCAGCGCCCTGGGCTAGAAGCGCCCCCTTCTAAGGACACGGCCTTCGAGAAGCGAATTGTTATTCCCTTTTCGGAGCACCGTCTGTGTCCACCAATATCGTGACCTTTTACGTTCAGCAGTTCGCCAAGACGCTGAACGAACTCGTTCAGCAGAAAACGTCCCGCCTGCGCAAATGGGCCACTGAAGACAAATACGTCGGCCAGGCCGCAAGCCCGGTCGAGCAGGTGGGCCTGGTCGCCATGCAGCCGGTGACCCAGCGCTACGGCCCGATGCAGCGGGCCGATGCACCGACCAACCGGCGCTGGGTGTATCCGTCCGATTACGACTTGCCGCAACTCTTTGACAACTTCGACAAGCTGCGCCTGCAGATTGACCCGAAGGGCAAATTCACCAATAACGCCCACAATGCGGCGAACCGCCAATACGATGATCTGCTGATTGCCGCACTCGGAGGCACGGCGCAGACCGGCGTTGCTGGCGGCACCGCCACGGTTCTGCCTGCCGGCAACATCATCTCAGTGCAGCAGGGCGCGACCGCCCCCACCGGCCTGACCGTCGCGAAGCTGCGCCAGGCGAAGATGCTCGCGATGCAAAACGAAGCCTATTCCGACGAGGAAGGCGATCCGGCGGACCCCAATTCGGGGCTCGTGCTCGTCGCGGGCGCGCGCCAGCTCGACAACCTGATGGCGGAAGCCCAAGTCATCAGCCGCGATTTCAACGATCAGCCGGTGCTCGAGGAAGGGCGCATCAAGCGCTTCTTAGGCATCGACTTCGTGCGCTCCGAGCGCTTGCTCACCGGCACGGACGATCAGGCGGGCACTTCGGTCAAGTGCCACCTGTGGCAGCGCGAGGGCCTGCACTTAGGCGTGTGGAACGACATCTCCACCAACATGAGCCAGCGCCATGACCTACAGAGCGAGCCCTGGCAGTGCTACGTGTTCATGACCGCGGGCGGCACGCGGCTTGAGGAAAATCGCGTTTATCTGATCTGGGCAAGATAGTTTTTAAACGCTAGGCGAAGGGGGCAGGTCCCCAGCCGGCATAAGGAGCTTCTGCAATGGCTGTAGTCAATACGAAAGGCACGCTGATCACGAATTACGATGCGGTCCCCCGCATCCTGTCCTCCGGCTACTTGGCGGGCGCGAACGACACGAACTCGGTGGCCACGGTGGCCGCGGTCTCAACCGACAGCATCGCGTCGACCTACCGTTTCGGTTTTCTCCCGTCGGGTGTGCGGGTCATCGACATCCAAATGGTGAACGATGCCACCACCACGGGCGTGTGGAAATTGGGTGTGCTGTGCAACACGCAGCAGTCCTTGAACTTAGGAGGGCCTGGCTTCTCGGTCGCCACCTGGAGTTCGACCACGGCCTATGTGCCGGGTAACGTCGTATTGTTCGCGGGCGTGGTGTACTACTGCACCACCGGCAACACCAACAGCCAGCCGCCCTCCGGCAACTGGACCACGGGCGGCACGCAGGTCGCGGCCGCGGGCTCGGTCCCGATCCCGAACGCCGATCAGATTTTGGCGACCGGTGTGTCAACCGCGGCCGCCAAAACGGTGTGGACCAGTATCTACTCGCCCGCCATTGGCGCGGTCGCAGTGGCAGCAGCGAACGTCAACTTGCGGGTGTGGGAACTCTTGGGGATGGCGCAGGACCCGGAGTACATGTTCCACCTGGTGGCGACCGCCACCACGGCGCCCACTGCCAATGGCACCATCGCATTGCAGTACACCTGGGCCCGGTAAATGGCGGCCGTCAGCTACATCATCTCGGCGGGTCAGACCCTGGAGCAGGTGACTGCGGGTACGGCTGCGCCTACTTCGGGCTCAGTCGAAATCCGCATCGATCAAACCATCACGGCGGTCACCGATGCGCAGTCGACCACCGGCACGCGTGCCCTTAAAAAAGGCGAGGCGCAACAACTGATCAGGATTCTTGAGGAATATCTGATCCGCGATAGCAACGTGCTCGAGTAACGGCGCATGTCAGCCTCCTGGGGCAAGCAGCTGATCGGTGGACCGCCGAACGCGAGCGGCAGTAATCCCGGTGGTACGGCCACCGGCGCGCTGCACGATTGCCCCGGCGGCATCATGGTGTTCGCGGCGGCGGGCACCTTCAACGGCTGCACGGTCACGCTGCAATTGCTCGGGCCGGATGGCGTGACGCTCCTGACCGCGGGCACCGCGACCACCCTGACGGCCGCGGGCTTAGGGGTGGCGTATCTGCCGCCCTGCCAGATTCAAGCGACGGTCACGGGCGGCCCACCCTCGGGACTGTACGTCTCGATCGCGCGAGTCGTCGGCTAATGGGCGATATTACCGGCGGCGTCACTCCGCCCGGTGGTGGTGGTGGTGGCGGCGGGGGTGGCGTAACCAGCGTCGGTGTCTCGAGCACCACGCTGACCATTGCCGCATCGCCCGTGACCACTTCGGGCACCATCACCGCCGAATTGCCCGCCTCCAGCGGCACCGGCAATTTGGTGCGTGTGACCTCCCCTGCGCTGGTGACGCCCAACTTGGGCACGCCCTCGGCGGCGGTGCTCACCAGCGCGACTGGGCTGCCGCTCGCGAGCGGCGTGACCGGAACCCTCGCCGCCGCGCAGTTCCCCGCGCTCACCGGCGATGTCACGACGAGCGCGGGCGCACTCGCAACCACCATCGCCGCCGCGGCGGTGACGCTCGCCAAGCAGGCGAACCTCGCCGCGAACTCGATTCAGGGCAATAACACCGGCTCGCCCGCAACCCCGATTGCGCTCACCGTGGCGCAAGCGCAAACGCTCTTATCGGTCCCCGGCGTCCTCGACATCCAGGTCTTCACCGCCACGGGGGCCAACACCTGGACCAAGCCCGCCGGTACGCCGCGGGTTACGCGCGTGTACTGCATCGGCGCCGGCGGTGGGGGCGCCTCGGGTGCGCTAGTGGCGGCGGGCACGACCGCCTCCGGTGGCGGTGGCGGTGGGGGCGGCTCAGAGCGCGTGCGGGATTTCGCGACCGCTTCGCTGGGAGCCACCGAGACCGCGACCGTGGGCGTGGGCGGCGCCGGCGGCACCGTGGCTGGTGGCATCGGCCCCGGCACGGTCGGCACGATTGGTGGTGATACCACCTTCGGCGCCTGGCTCAAGGGCTATCACGGCGGGGGCGGCGGCATCGGTCAGAGTGCCGCCAACTCAGGCGGGGGTGGTGGCGGTGGCGGTAATGGCGGCGGCGCTTCATCGGCCAGTCCCGCGGGCGGCGGCGGTGGTGCCGCCGGCGGTGGGGCGGGCGGTGCGGCCGCGCTCGGCGGCGCGGGCACGGGCCCCGGCGGCGCGGGAGGTGCGGGCAATATCGCAGGCGCGGTCGGCCTCGTGGGCGGTACGACCGCGGGCGAAGGCGCCCCCGGCGGTGGCGCGGGTGGCGGCCTCTCGGCCGGCGCAGGCTTTGCCGGCGGCGCGGGTGGCATCAGCGCCTTGCAGTTCACGGCCGCCGCGGGCGGCGCCAATACCGGGGCCGTCGGCACCGCAGGGACGGTACCCACGGCCGGTTACGGCGCGGGCAATGCCGGTGGCGGCGGTGGCGGCAACTTCTCGGGGGCAGGCGGCACGGGCGGCGCGGGGGCCTATGGCTCCGGCGGCGGCGGCGGCGGCGCCGGTACCGCAACAGGTGGCGCCGGTGGCCAAGGAGGTAACGGGCTCGTCGTAGCCCTCACCTTTTTTTGATCGCAATGAGTCGTACATTCAGCCGCACTACAACCAAAACGTCGCCGCCTGGGGCGATTCGCTCACGAGCGGCACGGGTTCGGTCTCGCCCATCGGCGGCTGGCCCTCGCAGCTCACGGCGCTGCGCACCGGCTACACCTTCGCGAACTTGGGTGTCGGTGGGCAGAACAGCGGGGCGATCTTGGCGCGGGTTCAAGCGGATTCTGTCCGAGGCCAATTATGGAACTGCATCTTCGAAATGGGCCGTAACGACTTGCACACGCAGACCGTCCCGAACTACCCCATCGTGGTGCTGGCGAACATCGCCTCCGCGGTGGCGAATCTCAACGCACGGTCGAAGTATCTCGTGACCTCGGTCACGCCCTCGCTTGATGAGCCCGTGGGCAGCGCCGAGTGGAACGAAATCGCATCACTGAACGCGACCTTGGCCTCGACCTACGGCACCAACTACGCCGATGTGTGGAGCGCGGTCACGAGCGCGGGCACCGTGCAAGTGCCGGTCAATCTGCACTTGGTCACCGCGGCCACCACGGCGACCTATGGCTCTGGGGTATCAAGTTTCACGGTGACCTCGGCGACCGGCATCGTCAATGGCATGTTCATCTTCGGCACCGGCATCCCGGATCAGACCACGGTCACCATCTCCGGCACCACCGTCACGCTCTCGAATCCGACGACAGCGATTGGCACGGCCGCCACGGTGAGTTTCGTCAACTCGAATGAGGTGCACATGAATGATGCGGGTTACGCGGTGTGGGCCTCGACCATCAATGCGGCCATGACCGCGAACGGAATGTAAGTTGCTTGTGCCCGCCGCTTAAAACACAGTCTTAGCCTATGGCCTCACAGGTAGACATAGCGAATCTCGCGCTTTCGATCCTCGGGCAGTCCTCCATCGCCTCGCTGATGGACAATTCGAACTCGGCGCGCGTGCTGAATATCGAATATCCCATCCTGCGCCGCGGGCTGCTGATGGGGCCCGGTACCTGGCGCTTCTCGATCAAACGCGCCTCGCTCCCCTCATTGACCACCGTGCCCGTGTCGGGACCGTTCACCACGATGTATGCGGCGCCGTCCGACTGTCTGCGCATTCTGCAGGTGGGCGACATGTATCCGGGCTTGGACCTCTCCGACTACCGGCAGGGTCCCACGGATGCCGATTACAGCTTCGAGGGCGGCAATATTCTGTGCGATTACGGCGCACCACTCTCGCTGGTGTATGTCGCGGACATCACCAACACGACGCTGATGGATCCGAACTTCGTCATCTACTTTGCCGCGAGCCTCGCCTGGACTGCCTGCGAACGCTTGACCGGCTCCGATGCCAAACAGAAGACGGCGAACGAGCGCAGGGAGATGGCGAAGAGCGCCGCGGCGTCCTCGAATGCATTTATGAATCCGCCGGGGTTTCCTGCGGATGATTCGTGGATTCTGAGCCGGATGCAGTAGGTGGGACGCGCATCGCCCGCCATCGCAGCGTTTAACGGGGGCGAGTGGAGCCCGCAGACCGAAGGGCGCACCGATAACGAGAAGTACGCGATCGCCTGCCACATCGGGCAGAACTACCTTTCCTTGAAGCAAGGTCCCGGGATGTTCCGCCCCGGCACCGCTTACGTCCAGCCGGTCAAAAACTCGGCCAATCGCATCTGGTTGCAGAGCTTCGAGTTCTCGCAGACGCAAGCCTTCATCTTGGAATTCGGAGACAGATATGTCCGCTTCTATACCAACCACGGGCCTTTACTCTCGACGGGCAACGCTGCCTACAACGGGGGTACGGCGTACGTGGTGGGAAACCAAGTGGTTTCTGGCGGCATCACGTATTACTGCATCGCGCCGACCACAGGCAATGCGCCGCCTAATGCTTCGTTCTGGTATCCGATGGCACCCTACAATGCGTCGCCGACCACTGCGATTTATGAACTACCGTCTCCCTATGCGGCTGCGGATCTCACCGATGCGCTGGGCCAGTTCACGCTGCAGATCAATCAATGGGGGGACGTACTCTACATCGCGGGCGGTCAGGCCGGCGCGGGCTACGCCCCGTATACCCTGACGCGCTACGCGAACAATCCGCCCAATTGGGTGTTTGCGCAGTACGCGCCGACCGATGGGCCCTTTGCCGACGCGGTGCCCTTGATCCCCGGCGCCGAGATTGCGCTCACGGTCTCCAATGTGCAGGGCATCGGCATCACCATCAACGCCTATGGGGGCAATCTGTTTGCCGCGAGCGATGTGGGGCGCTTGATCCGTATCGGCTCGCAGCACTTCAATGTACAGCCGTGGCAGACCAACGTCGGCATCACCGCAGGGCAATACAACGTCAACAACGGCAACAACTACCAAGCGCTCACCACCGCGACCACCGGCGCCTCCCCGCCCGTGCACACCGCAGGCTCCGCGGTCGATGGCTCGGGCACTTCCGGCGTGCGCTGGCTTTACACCGACTCAGGGTACGGCGTCGCGCAGATCACGGCCTACGTGAGCGCGACGCAGGTCACCGCCACGGTGTTGAAGCGTTTCCCGGCGAATGTCGTGGGCGCGACTGCGGCCATTACCGGCATCACGCAGGCGAATCCCGCGGTGGTCACGGCCACACAATCCTTCTTGGCCGGCGAGTCGCTCTTTGTGACCGGGGTTGCCGGCATGACGCAGGTCAACGGGCAGCCCTTTTCGAACGCGGTGGCGAATGGCGGGAGCGTGACGTTGGCCGGTATCGACAGTTCCACGTGGAACGCCTACACCTCCGGCGGCACCATCATCGGCAATGCGACGGTGCAGTGGCAATTAGGCGCCTGGAGCAACTCGACCGAATGGCCGCGCGCCCTGGCCTTCTACAAAGACCGCCTCTGGTGGGGCGGCAAACTCAAAGCCTGGGGCTCAGTGCCCGGCCTCTACAATTCCCATGCACCGGATTTCTTCGGCCAAGTGACGACCGATAGCGCGGTCAATATCCTGGTGGTGGGCTCCGATGCCTCCTACATCAATTGGATGGTGGCGGCCAATATCTTGCTCGTAGGCACGCAGGGCGGCGAGTACGGCATCGATGCGGCGAACTTCTCCACCTCGCCCTTAGGGCCCGGCAATATCGAATGCCTGCGCCAGTCGCAGTGGCGCTCCCGTGCGATCGCCCCGAAATTGGTCGGCACCTCTGTGCTCTATGCGCAGCGCGCGGGCCGCAAGGTCTTCGCGATGGATTACAACTTTTATTTGAATCGCTACGACTCGACCGATCAGAGCAAGTTCGCCTACCACATCACCTACGGGGGTTTGAGCGGGATGGCATTCCAGCAAGAGCCCTGGTCGATTCTGTGGAGCTGGCGCACCGATGGGACGTATCTCTCCTACACCTTCAACCGCGAAGACAATGTTACAGCCTGGAACCGTCACAACATGGGCAACTCCGGCATCGTCGAATCGATGGCGGTGATCCCGGCGCCGGATGGGCTGCGCGATGAGTGCTGGTTTGCCGTCAAGCGCACCATCAACGGGCAAGTCATTCGCACCGTCGAGTACATGGTCAAGCACTTCGAAGGGCCGCAGGGCGGCAATCCCGGGGATGCGCAAAGTTCCATCTGGTACGTCGACTGTGGGGTGCAGTCCACGGTTCCCACGTCCACCATTTCAGGGCTGCCGCCGGTGATGTGGAATCAAACGGTCGCGATCGTCGCCGATGGTGGCAAGCAACCGCAAGCCGTGGTCTCCGCCACCGGCACGCTCAACCTGCCCGGCACGTTCACCACGGTCACGATCGGCTTTCCGTACCAGGGCAATTTAGTCCCGATGCGCCCCGAGGGCGGCGCGAGTGTGGGCACCGCCCAGGGCAAAAAGAAGGGCGGCCCGGTGATGGTCATTCGACTAGTCGATTCCTTGGGCGGGCAGATGGGGCAGCTCTCCAACCAGAACTGGCAGACGCAGCTCTATCAGGACCCGTTGGGGCTGGTGACGCAGAACGTGCAGAGCATGGAGGAGATCAGGTACAACCTCACGTCGACCGGCCTCGATATGCCGCCGCCGATTCAATCGGGGGATTTCCCGGTGAGCTTCCCGGCCTCGCAGACGACCGATCAGGACGACCGCGATTTTTACATCCTGGTGCAGCAGAACGACCCGTTCCCGATGACGGTGTGCGGCTTGTACCCGACCTATGACGTGCTCGAGCCATGATCGTTGAAGTCTTCAAGCCGTATCACATCGACCTCTTACGCGCGCAGGGCGTGCAGGGGGCGCAGCTCGCCGAGGTGTCGATTGTGCCCGTGTCCTGTGTCATACAGCCGCCAGGCCCCGCGGTCACGGCGTTTGACGAGCACCACCACATCATTCTGTGCGGCGGCATCGTGGTGCAAGCGCCGGGGCGCGGCGAGTGCTGGGCGCTGATGGCGGACGGTGTGGGTAAGCACATGCGCGCTTTGCACTACGCGACCCGTCGGTTCCTCGCCATTCAGCCTTGGCGACGCCTCGAGGCGACGATCGAGGAAGGATTCGGCGCGGGCTGCCGCTGGGTTGAATTACTGGGGTTTGAGTACGAGGGCACGATGAAGAATTACGGCTTGAACGGCGAAACCCACCTGCGCTACGCGAAGGTCGGCTAATGGCTTTCGCGGCAGCGGCGCTCCCGTACCTTGCTGCGGCGGGGACCGTCTATTCTGCTGCAAAACAAAGCCAGGCGTCGGCCTACAACGCGAAAGTCGACCTCAACGAGCGCGACCTCTCCATCAACCAGGCGAACGCCCAGGAGGGTATCGTCCGGCGCATGGGGCGTGAGGCCATGGGCAAACAGTCCGCGGCCTTCGGCGCTGCGGGCGTGGGCTATGGCGGGAGCAGCGGCGGGGCCTTGGATCAGTCCGCCATCAATCAGGAACTCGATGCGCTCAACACGCGCTACAAGGGGGCGACCACCGGGTACGGCTATGGCGTCAATGCCGGCATCCAGCAGGATCAGGCGAAGGGCTATGGCGTGATGGCCGGTGCCGCGCTCTTGAAGGGCTTGGGCTCGAACTACTCCTACGCCCCCGCGCAGCCCTCCACCGCGCAGGCCGGCGTGACGACGACCTTCTGACATGGCACGCGGCGCACCGGGCGAGGAAGTCTATACCCCGCAAGTGCAGGCGGAGGACCTACCGCGCAAGGTCGTGCCGCGCATGGAGCCGGTGCCGGTGGGGCAGGCGTTCGAGCAAGCCGCGGCGGCGAGCAACAGCAAGTACCAGTCGGATTCGGCCACCTGGGCCGGCGATCAGATCACCCAGGCGCGTATCAACGCGGTGCAGAGCTTGGAGCAGGCGAAAGCGAATGCACCCACGGGCGATCAGACCGGCTTCACGCAGAAGTACTTAAGCAGCTTCGACAAATCCAATCAGGACTTGGCGGATTCCGCCGGCGGCAACCCGATCGCGCGGCAGATGGTCACCAAGGGCTTGACCGACCTGCGGCAAACGCTCGAGCAACACTCCTTGGGCTGGGAGGCGCAGCAGAACGTCGCCTACCGGGCGGACTCATTCCAGAACAATCTCAAGAGCCAACTGCCGCTGATCGAGGCGCACCCGGAACTCGCGGGCCAGGTGGGCTCAACCCTGATGGACCAGTTAAACGCAACCGGCGCCGAGCCCGCCAAACGCTTAGGGGTTGCGCGCGAGATGGATTCACAGATCAGTCTGGCCGCCGCCAACGGCCTCACGCGCCAGGACCCGCGCGGCGCACTGCAGGCGCTCAACAATCCCGATGCGGCGCCGCCCGTCTTCAAGCCAGTGCTGACTGGCCTCACCGATGCGCAGCGCGAAGCGGTGCGGGCGAAGGCCAACGAGCACTTGGGCGATGCGGTGTACAGCCGACTCGACAGCCAGGACATCCGTGGCGCCCAACTCGCGCTCAACAAGAACGAGGATCTCTTAGACCCCAAAACCGCCGAGCAGCTGCAGCGGACCATCAACGCGCAGGTGTCGGGCAATCTCGCCTTGCAGGACAAGCAGCAGCGCGATAATTCCAACGCGCTGCTCAAGAACGCGATTCTCATGCAAAAGAACGGCCAGCTGACCCCGCAGTGGATCGAGCAGCATCACAACACCTGGGAGCCGGAAGCGTACGAATATGCCTACAAGTTGCTCTCAGGCAAAGAATCGCAGACCGACCCGCACGTCTACGCGCCGCTTCTGACGCAAGCGCTGCAGGGCCAGGATGTGAGCCAGAAAGCGCAGGACGCGCTCTACGCCGGGCAATTGACCCTCCCTGACTACAAGGCCATTGCGGACAAATCCGAGACGCCCCGCAAGGGCTACGTCGCGCGCGGCGCCGATTACATCAGCGAGGCATTGAAGCCCAATCCCCTGGTGAGCGATCCGGCGGGGCAGCGCAGCCACGCGAACGCGCTCGACGACTGGCGGCAGTGGACCGATGAGCACCCGCAGGCGACCGAGACGGAAGCCCGCAAGACCTACCGCGATATCACCGACCACTACCAGGTGATTTCGTCCGACAAGGCCACCGTCTTTATGCCGGTCCCGCTGCATCTGGTCGGCAGCCGTTTGCAGCCCGACATCATCGCCACCGCGCAGGCCACCAAAAAAGCGCACGACTCCGGGGAAATGAGCGATGACGAATATCTGCGCCAGTCCGCCCTCGTGATGCAGTGGCAGGCGGCGCTGGCGAAGAAGACGCCACCGAAGGCCGCGCCATGAGTGCACAACCGAACCAGATGGAGGACATGCTCAAGGCATCGCCGCCGCCGACCACTCCGGCAGTGGCCCCCGCCGCAAGTCCCGTCGCCGCACCCGCGAATGATCTGTCCAACGCCTACATGGCGCACAACGACACGATGCGAAACGCCGCGGCCACCGAGCAGATGGAAGCGCTGCTCAAGGGGCAGCCCGCGGAGCAGCCTGCGGCAGGCGCAGCACCGCCGGAGAAGCCTGCAGAGCCGGAATCGAGCGGCATCGGGGGCAAAGCCGCGGCGGTTGGTAAAGACATCGGCACATTTGTCCTTGAGCAGCCACGGACGATAGTCAAGGGCATACGGGACGCCTATCAGGGGATGCTCGACCTCACCAAAGAAGCGGGCGACTTCACGAATAAGTATCTGCCCGCGCTCCAAGTGACCGGCAAGGGTGCGCCGCGGATTGTGAGCGCCGCAGAGCGAGCCGCCGATCCGAGCCTGCCGGGCTCGCTCGCCGACAATATCAACCTCCCCGATATTCCCGAGCCCACTACCAGAGGCGGCACGATCGAGAAAAACATCGTGCAATTCGTCACCGGGATGAGCGCGGCCGGTGGTCAGTTAAAAGCATTGGGCGTGGGCGCAGAAAGCGTCGGCGGTGCGCGCGCCCTGACCGCGCTCAAAGGCTTTGTCGGACAGTTCGAAGCCTTCGACGGTGCGCAGCAGAACCTGTCTAACCTGGTGCAATCGGTCCCAGCGCTGCAAAACCCGGTCACCAAATTGCTAGCCACAGACCCCACTGACAACGATGCGCTGAATCGCCTGAAGTCCGCCGCAGAGGGCGCAGGCCTTGGCCAGCTGGTCGACGCTTTTGTGGGCGGTGTGCGGTTCCTGCGCAGCGCGAACGCGGCCAAGGCGGCGGTTGAGGACGCGCATGGACTCGCCGAGGGCAACGCCGACCTGGGCGAGGACATCGGGCCACCCTCCAAGGCGATGACGGAATTGGGCGATGTGGCGGCGAAGGATGACGCGCCGCTGGTGTCCGCGCGCTTCAACAATGCACAGACCAAGATCGGCGACCAGGAATTTACCGCCGAAGGCATTGCGCCGGGTGACGTCAAGAAGATGGGCGAACCTGCGGCGGAGGGCGAAGTGGCGGGCCCCGCATCCCCGGGCGCGACCGAAGCGCAGGCCAAAGAGCCCGGCGTCTATGTGAACTTCGCCAAGATTGACGGGCCCGACGACATCAAACGCGCGATGTCCGAGATGGCCGGCGCGTTCAAGGGCAGCATCGATTCGGCCCGGCGCGGCGTGCAGTCCTTCGAGGACACCAAACTCGGGGCCGATGCGGTCGATGCGTGGCAGACCCTGATGTCGCGCCGCGTGGGGGAGCCGTTGAACGCCGAGGAATCCTTGGCCGCCCGGCAGCTGTGGGCGAGTTCGGCGGCGAAGACGTATGACCTTGCGGGCATCGCCACCGCGAACCCGACGCCGGAGAATCTGTTCGCGTTTCGCAAGATGCTCGCGACCCATGCGGCCATCCAGGAGCAGGTGATCGCGGCGCGCACCGAGACCGCGCGGGCCTTGTCCTCCTGGCGCATCCCGGCGGGCGCCCAGGATCAGCGACTCGCGCAGATGATGGGAGCCTTGAAGCAGGACACAGGACCGACGAGCGATGGGCTCTCGGTGTCCTTGAATTTAGCCCAGCGCGTCAAGGCCTTGCAGGAGGCTGGGGATGTCGATGGACTCAATCATTTTTCCGAAAAGGGCGTGTATGCTACGAGCCGGGACGCAGCGCTCGAGGCCTGGACCAACGGCCTGCTGACCTCGCCCTTAACGCACGTCAAGGTGTTCGTCTCGAATGCTGCCACCACGGCTCTACGAATCGGTGAACGCGCGATTGCCGAGAAGTACTCGGCGGTCCTCGGCGACACGGATGGTGTGGCTGTGGGTGAGGCTGGTGCTCAGTATTCTGGTTTGGTGTCTGGTCTTAAAGACGCTTTCCGATACGCCGGGCGTGCCGCCAATGCTTTTCTCAACGAAGAGCCCCTCCCACCCCTTGGAAACGATCCCCTCTCGAACGCCATAAAGGCGGCAAAGTCGGGCAGCTATAGCGCGGGCGAGCAAACCCCGGAGCACAACTTCGGCGGTGCGGTCTCGAGCCAAGCGTTCAACATTTCGCAATCGGGGTGGGTGGGGCAGGGCGTCGATTTACTCGGGCAGGTCGTGCGTTCGCCAGGGCGTGCGCTCACCGCCGAGCATGACTTCTTTCGCTCCATCGGCTATCGCATGGAACTGAATGCGCTCGCGACGCGCCAGGCCACCGCCGAAGTGACAGCCGGCAAGATCACCGAAGATGCGATCGGGGGGCGAATTTCGGAGATCCTCGCCAATCCTCCGCCCTCGGTGACGGTGGGCTCGATCGATGCAATGAAATATCAGACCTTCACCGACGCGCCAGGCAAGCTTGCGAATCTGATTGAGCAAGCGCGCACGGATTTCCCGATGCTGCGGGTGGTGCTGCCGTTCTACAAGATCCCAGCACGTATCTTGTCGTACACGTTCGAGCGCACGCCGTTGGCGCCCTTGATGCAGTCCTATCAGTCGAACATCGCCGCCGGTGGCGCGCGTGAAGCCCTCGCGCGATCGCAGATGGGCTTAGGGACCGCGATGATGCTCGCGACCGCGGATGCCGTGCTCTCGGGCCAGGTCACCGGCTCCGGCCCTCCGGAGAAGTCGCAGCGCAGCGCCATGATGGACACCGGCTGGCTGCCGTACTCGATGAAGATGGGCGATCGCTGGGTGCAATACAACAAGATCGAAACCGTGGGCTCATCCATGGCCATGGCGGCGGATGTCGTCGAGACGCTGCACGGCTACAGCCAGGCGGTCAACGGGGATAACGCGGACATGGAAAAGCTCGCAGTGGCCACGGGCCTCTCGATCGCGCAGGACATCACCAGCAAAACGTATCTCGAGGGGCTCTCGCGAATCTTCGAAGCGATCGCGAACCCCAAGACCGAGGGCGAGTCGCAGGCGCGCAGCATGGCCGGCTCCGTCGTACCGGCCGGCATCGCCGCCGCCGACCGGCTGCAGGACCCGTATCAGCGCCAGGTCTACACGATGATGGATGCCATCAAGTCGCGCATTCCAGGGGCTTCCGAAACTCTGCCACCGCGCCGTGACGTGTGGGGCGATCCCATCAAGCACGATTCCGGCATGGGCAAAGCCTACGACCTGCTCTCGCCCTTCGCGACGCGCGAACCCACCGACAGCCCGATCGATAAGGAGATCGTACGCTTAGGAGCCAACGTGAACCTGCCCGCGGCCAAGGTCTCTTACGGTGCGGGCGCGACCGTCGACCTGCACAAGGACCCCGCGCTCTATTCGCGCTACGTGGAATTGGCCGGCAACGGTTACAAGGACCCCGCCTGGGGCTTGGGAGCCAAGGATTTGCTCAATCAGATTGTGCAAGGGAACCATCCGCTCTCGGCGCTCTACAACATGAAGTCGGACGGCCCCGAGGGCGCGAAGGCCGAGATGATTCACGGCATCATGAATCAGTACCGCGAGGGCGCGAAGCAGCAACTCCTCGATGAGAATCCGAAACTGCAGCCCATCATCGACCAGAAACGCGCGAGCGTGCAGGCACTGAAGATGCCGGTGACCCCATGAGGATAAGCGTATGACCATCGGTGTTGCGGGCAACCGCGTGACCTTCAACTGTGACGGCGCCACCACGCTCTTCCCGGTGCCGCTGCAGGCGTACTTCGCGGCCGACTTCACCGTCATGTTGACCGCGCCGGTGAGTGCGGGCGGCGCGGAGTCGACTCTGGTACTCAATAGCGCCTACACGATGGTGACCAACTCGACCGATGCCCCCCCGAAGTGGGCACTCACGACGACCGGGGTCTCTCCGTACGCCAGCGGCTACACGCTCACCGTGTTTGCGAATCCGCAGCAGGTGCAGCAGTCCCAGTACGTGCAAGGCCAGGCGTTTCCCTCGCTCACGGTCCAGACCAACATGGATCGCCTCACACAGATGGTGCAGCGGCTGCAGGACCAGGTGAACCGCAGCATCCGGGCGCCCGATGGCGATGTGAGCCCCGCCATGCTGCTGCCGCCCGCCGGGCAGCGCGCCTCCATGAACCTGACCACCGATGCCAATGGCAACATTGCGCTCTCGCTAGCGCTCGCAAGCGGCACGCTCTCGCTGCCCTCGATCCTCTCGTTCCTGGGCGCCGATCCGATCCAGCGCCAGACCGCGGCCGAACTTCAGGCCGGCGTCACGCCCGTCAACCTGCAATTCGCCCCCGGCAACGTGTTTCGCTACGGCGCGGTGGGCGATGGCATCACGGATGATTCGGTCGCCATCAACCAGGCCACCTCCTGCAACACGGTGGTCTATTTCCCGACGCCCACCGCGTTCTACGGCATCTCGCACGTGCTCTACATCCAGTCCAGCGCGCCCGTGAACGTGCAGTGGGTGGGGCAGAGCCGCACCACCACCATGATTCAGCCGCTGGTCGCGAATCTCGCGGATTCCGTGACCGCCATCAACACGATGATTTTCAA